TTCGACCTCTGCTTTTTTGGCTGCGCGTTTAGCTGCGCGGATATCGAGGAGAGCTTTCGCTGCTTGCTCGCGGGTGATAGCTTGGAACTTGTATCTGCTCCACTGACTATTTTTTACAGAGATGTGGAGATAAGCCATGCCAGTGCGGTAGACTGAGACGATGAGATGCTTGGTCTTGTAAGTGCGAAACTTTGGTGATGTAGTGGTGTCGGACATGGGGATATTATAAACGGAAATCGCACAAAGGAAAAGCTTTTTCTGCATAAAAAAGAAACTTTTTTTTGATTAAAAGTGTTGACACGATGGCTTGTTTTGGTATGGGAGAAACCTTCGTAAGTCGTTGATACTCAGTCAGTTACGGGCGGGGGCGGGGCGCTTCGCCGTAACTCGTTGATACTCAGTGAGTTACAGCGATTCTTTTCATAACATAAAAACTCAACGTGTCAAGTATTTTTTTTGGTGGATGGCGGGGGGATCGAACCCCCATCCGAGACTCGCATCCCGTCGAAACCATTGGCCACCCAAACTTTTTACTTCCCGTAAATCATGCGGAGTTCGCACGAAGCTTCGTTGACGATTTCCGCAGTCACGCCTTGCGGATCTTTGCAGGCATCCGCGATGCCCTTGCGGATGATTCTCTTTAGTTTTCGCGCACGCATCAACTCCCCAATGTGATGAGGGAAGAGAATGGGATAGGTGAGAATCAAGATAGCTTTTCCCATCGGGGACTGATATTTAAAATTGTGTAGGTTCATAGTGTTTTATTGTTAGAGGTCGAGAGACTCAAGAGAAACTTCTTTTTCGTGTCCGTCATTGAATGAGATCCAAGCACTGTTGTCTTGTTGGAATGTCTCATGAACTAAGACGGTTTGACCTTGGTAATTAGCGAAGAACTCTTCGCAAGAAACATCTGCTAATTTATTGATTGTATCGGGCATGGTGGTTTTCTAATTTATTTTTAGGCTAGGAACTTAGGATCTTGCTTCGGCTGCTCAGGCACATCTGCGAAAGCTTCTTGGCACTCTTTCTGGAATGCTTTGCAGTCTTCCACGAACTGGCCCGAAACCTCAACGGTCTCATCTACCATTTTGTTCCATGCTTCTTCTGCTTTGGCCATTGCTGCGAGGGCTTCTTCGGTTGCGGTCATGTGTGTATTCTACTTTATTTTTCTAAGTGGTGCAAGCTCTTTTCGTATAAAAAGAAAACTTTTTTTAACGAGGGCGGGAAGCGTTCGCCGCTTTGCGGTTTTCAAACTTCTCAACACGAACGAACTTCCCTTCGGGAAAAGCCCAGTGTTCGCCATTCTTGATCCGCTCAACTCTTTGTGCGTTGTCGGTCTCGCCCCAAACAAATTCTTTGCCTTGGGCAGTTTTCGTGATGATGACGAAAAACGGGATTTCGTCTGCGTGCTTCACTTTTACTCCGTTGGTGTATATCGTTGCCATGCGTGTATTTTATCACAGATTAGGGTAAACAAAAAGGTTTTTCTGCATAAAAGAACGATTTATTTTGAGTTGTAATACAGCATACCCACCCCCATAGCACCCACCCCATTTTTCAAAAGTTCAGGCCCCTTAATAGTTACAATTGCCGGGGGGGACTGTTTCCTCAATCTATCAACATCAAAATACCCCTACCTATTATTCAGTTAACGTGGAAAGAGAGGTAGTTCAGTAAAATAAAAAACAAAAAAAATAAAATAGGTGTATAAATATGTATGGTATATAAGGATTTGGGCATTAGCATAGGTGGTTTTGATTTCCAGTCTGCGACGAGGGTTTCTGTTCAATACCCTACACAAATTAGTGCTAAGAGAAATTTGGGTGAAAATATAAAAGCCGCCGATCAATTTAGATTTGACGGTCCATCTGAGGCTAAGTTGTCTATGGATTTTTTACTAAACACCGATGAGACTGTTAATGCTTATGAGTTTTTGTTTGATTCACAGGCGGCTGGAAAATCAAATAATAGTGGTCAGAGGAATTTCTCAATTAATGTCGGGGGTTTAAGCTATGGGAGTTGTTTTATAGATGATTATTCTATAGATATTGAGCCATTGGCCCCAGTTAAAGGGTCTGTAAGTTTTACATCTTACCAACCGCCGAGAGGGGCTAACATAACAGCCAACGCTTCTTCCACTGCTCAACAAAACGAAATAGTTCATGGTCATGATTGTAGTATTTCTGGGGCTAACGAGGTGGTAAGTGCTAACGTTGTAAGTAGATTGAATTATAAAAAGAGTTTTCGCAGAACTCCTGTTTATAAAATAGGGGATACTACTGGCTCTTCGTTTTTGATTGACGGTATCGAAGCTGAGATGAGTATAAGTTCGACAGGTTTGGAAAGCTTGTTGGCGATATCTGGAAATGAGGTAGTTAATGATGTGGTTGTGGAAATGCAGAGTACTGATGGTTCAATTATTACTCCTACCTTTACAACTACTGATGAATTTAAAATAAATATACCTAGTGGGTCTAGGGTATCTGATCAAGATTTCGGGGTTGAGGGCGGAGGTTCCGTTGTGGCAAATGCTAAGATTCAGAATGTAATTTTATAAAAAAAAGGGTAATATAAGATAGAATGCCGAGAAGAAAAGCTGCGGATAAGATGGAGCCATTGGAAATGATGGCTGAGTTTGAAAGAACAATAAAATTTAATAAGCGCCAATTTAAATTCACCCCCAAACAAAAGAAGTTTCTAGATATCATACTTGACGAAGAGTCTAAAATCATTTTTGTTTCTGGACCTGCTGGCAGCTCCAAAACCTACATGAGTTTATATGGATTATTGCAGATGATGAAGTCTGATTTTTCAAAAGACTTAATATATGTAAGAAGCATCGCGGAAAGTGCAGATAAGGGGTTGGGTAGCTTACCCGGGGACATTGCTGAAAAGTTTGACCCATTTTTGGGTCCGTTATACGATAAAGTTGAAGAAATCGTTAGTGCTGGGGATGCAGTGTTCTTAAAACAGAAAGAAAAGATTTCTGGAGTGCCTATTAACTTTTTGAGAGGTGCGAGTTGGAATAATAAGTTAATTTTTGCCGATGAAGCGCAAAATTTCACTCTTGGGGAGCTGACCACGTTAATTACTCGTATTGGGGAGAATACAAAGATTATTATTGGGGGTGATTTCTTCCAAAGTGATATTGGAGTGGGTAAATCTGGATTTAAAGATTTATTTGCTAAATTTGACGACGATGAATCGAAAGAGAAGGGTATTCATACTTTCAGTTTTAACGAAAGTGATATTGTCCGTAGTGAAATCCTAAAATTCATCATAAAGAGGTTAGAAAGTGGCTCGAAATAGAAAAATCTCTATAAACTAGTATTATTGGATAATGAATCATATATTTTGTTTTAGTTGTGGCCATAAGATGAGCTATAATCTTTCTCCACCTAATTTTTGTGAAAAATGTGGTGCGGATCAGAAATCTGGCACAAGTAAAGCCTCATCTAATAAAGAAGCTCCAGTTGAAGTCGAAGAATCTTTGGCGGAAGACGAAACAAATGCTACAAGCGTTCCAAGACTTACTAAGCTCGATGTGGAAACTGAAAACTTCGGAGGTACGATGACTATTGGGCAAATGGCAGGTCAAAATACACCGCCCGTTCATAAAGGATCAAAAACACAAAATTTGAACGATTTACTTGAATAATGTCAGAAAAGAAGTCATATGAAGACTACACTGATTTTATTGATGAAGCTATAAGAAAGCAAAGATCCAGATGGAGGTTAGATGCTATTAAGTGGTTTGACTTTGAGGATGTAGAGCAGGTTGTAAAATCTCACGTAGCGCAGAAATGGGACATGTGGGATCAAAGTCGTCCACTAGGCCCGTGGTTGGGTCGAGTTATCACAAATAGGATGTGGAATTTGATTCGGGGCCATTATGGTTCTTATATTAAGCCTTGTTCTACTTGTATCCATGCTAGGGATGAATTATGCGCTAAAACTCAAAGTGGCAACCAAGATGATTCATGTAAAGATTATGCTAAGTGGCTCAAGAAGAAGAAGTATGGATTGGAATTAAAAACAGCTGGAAGTTTGGATGAGTATGATGATTTGGGGAATGTGAAATGTAATAACTCTTTTGATTATGATTACCATCTCGATAAGTTGGATGTTCAGATGAAAGAGAAGCTTTCTAAAAAGAAATACAAAGCATATAGAATGATATTCTTTGAAGAATCTTCTGAGCAAGAAGTTGCTACTTTCATGGGCTATAAATGCACACCGTCCAATAAGAAGCTTGGATATAGACAAGTTAAAAATCTAAAAAACCAATTTCACAAATTAGCATCAGAAATACTTAAAGGAAAGGATATAAACTAATATGGAACTCACAAAAGAACAAATAGAGTATCTAAAGCAAAATGCCGCGAAAATATTAAATCTCAACGAACTAACACAAAAATGTTTTAGGAATGACGATTTGGATGGCAGATCAAGCGAAGGTCGTGCAGTAAGGAAGTTTTTGATAGAAAATGACATAAATTACAAAACAACTAGAAGAAAACCCCCAGAAGAAATTGAATTCACCGAGCAGCAGCAAGAATTCATTATCGATCAAGCCAAAAATGGCTTATCTTCACTAGAAATAGCAAAACTGATTTTCCCAAACAAAGAAATCAGACCTTTAAGCAACGAACAGAGAAAAGTTTTACTGCATATCAGGGAAGTCAACCCTGACTACATGCCATCTCAAGATTCTGGAGCAATCAACGATTACATTTGCCCCAAAAGCCCTAGCAGAATTATAAAAAAAATAAATGACTCAACAGGGATCGGTTTGGAAGATGGGAAGCTAAACAGGCAAAAACAAATCTGTGTAGAAACACTGGGCATAAATTTATCCAATAGTAGGTTCCTAAAAATTATTAATAATTATACAAACGCTGAAGACCGAGAACTCTTTGAGCAGGAGTTTATTAGACTCACTTGGGATAAGCCTGATTTGACCGCTGACGAGATCAACCTCTATTTGAATGTCTGTAAAGAGATAATCAACTTGGAGGTCGTCTCGATGCATCTGAACAAGCTTAACGACATGTTTGATGTCGCTGACGATCAGACGGAGATCACAGTGCGTCTCGCGGAGATTATTAAGGCTAAATCTTCTGAGTATCACCAGTGCGAAACAAGAATCGAGAATCTGACCAAAAAACTCCAAGGAGACAGGTCAGAGAGAATGAAAAAGAACCAAAAAGAAAACGCCTCGTTTCTATCTATCGTTCAAATGTTCCAAGAAGAGGAAGAGAGGAAAAATATGGTTCACATGGCAGAAATGCAAAAAAAGATCATCAAAGAAGAAGCGGAGCGATTGGAAGGTATGGCGGAGTGGAAAGCAAGAGTTTTAGGTATAAGTCAAGAAGATGCAATTTGAATGTAAAGAATGCGGCGAAAGCTTTGGTAGCAGAAGAAGTTTACATGCTCATATAAAGAAGCATAAGCTTACTCTTGGGGATTATTACGTGAAGTATATGCCACGTTTTGATAAGCTAACTAATAAGCCTATAGAGTTCAAAAACGCAGACCAGTATCTATCTTCCGATTTCAATCGACAAGGGAATATGATTAGATGGTGTTCGGAAGCTCCAGAAGATGAGGTAAAGGAATATGTATTGGAAAAATTCAAAAAACGCATAGAGGACAAAGGTCTAGATAAAGCACCCTCTAGTGTATATTTAAAAACAGCGGGTTTACCGACAATGGACATCATTAAGCGTGTCTTTGGTAGTTACACGCTGTTTTGCCGTGAGCTGGGGATAGAAACAAGATATGGAGATAATTTATGTGAAGAGTTTTTTGAAGATCACAGTGATGCCACTGTCTGGATTGACACAAGAGAAAATCAGCCCTTAGAGTTTAAAAATTCTTTTGTTTGTAAACTAGACTATGGAGACTACACGCTGGAGCCTAAAAGTTATACCTTTACTCATGTAGAGAGAAAATCATTTAGTGACTTTGCTTCTACAGTAACTAATGGGTATGATAGGTTCTACAAAGAGATGGAGAGGTGTAGGCATTCTGGGTGTTATTTATTTGTGGTGATAGATACAGATTTCGAAGGCATATTCAAATTGAATAATTCTGTTTATAAAAGATTCAATATGAGCTACGTCTTCAACAAAATGAGGCAATTCGAAGTGGAATTCGGAGATTGCTGTCAATTTGTATTTAGCGGTTCAAGAAAAAGAAGCGAAGAGTTAATTCCCAAGATTCTTTGTTTAGGTAAGAAACTATGGAAAGTAGACTTACAATATTTTTGGGAAAAAGAATTAAATAAAAATGGCTTGGCAAGAAGGAAATCAGAAGCTGAACAGGAAGTTCAAGAATATCAACGAAGAGGTTCTTCAAAAAGAAGGTTATATAGACGACGAAGAGGCTAGGCTTCTTCTATATAAATTTCTAAGAGAA